GGCAACGTGCTCGGCACGTACTTCGTGGTCAAGCTGCGTGAGTAGCGACCCGCAGGCCCAGCGGCTCTACGACTTCGAGAACTCATTCATGCGCGCCGCGCTCCAAGCGCGCTGCACGCTGAAGCAGCTGCAGAAGCTCGCAGACAAGGCATGCCGCCGCTGGCGGGTGCCGACGACCAAGGTCGTCTTCGCGCAAGGCCCGTACTGGTACGGCATGTATTACGAGGACTTCAACCGGGTCTGCCTGTACGATGCGCCAAAGCGCCGCCGGATAGGGCACGGCCGCAACATGCACGTCTTGCTGCACGAGGTCGGGCATCACATCGACGCCTGCCTGTACGAGTCTGAGGAGTCGCACGGGCCGGTCTTCGCGGCAATCATCTTGGATCTGTACGACCACTACGGCGTGCTGCCAGAGATAGCATTCAGACAGCTCGCCGCGGCATACAACATAAAGATCGCGAACCTTAAAGAGGCTTGATGGTCGACAGCATCGTCATTGAAAAGCAGCGGCTCTCCAAGCCCGAAGAGACAGCATCCCCGGATGCCGAGCTCGTAAGCTGGGTCATGGGGAACGTGGTGCGTAACCGCACCGCGCGCGACACTGCTTTCAAACAGCGCTGGGACGAGTACTACCGCATCTGGCGCGGCAAGTGGTCGCCAGAGTCCCGCTCCCGCAAGAGCGAGCGCAGCAAGCTCGTCGCCCCGGCGACGCAGATGGCTGTCGACGTGATGCTGGCCGAGATCCTCGAGGCAGTGCTGAGCCGCGAACAGTGGTTCGACGTGCCAGACGACCTCGACGACAAGCAGAAGGAAGACGCAGTCATCGCCCGCGATCGCTTGCGAGAAGACCTCTACAAGGACGGCATCGTCAAGACGCTGGCCGAGATCCTGACGAACGGCGCCCTGTACGGGCAGCTCAACGCCAAGATCGTGACCGAGGTCATTCAGGAAGCGGTGCCAATCCGCATCCCCGCCAAGAACGGCAAGCCGGCGCGCACCGTGCGCGGCTACAAGGACCGAGTCGCCGTCTACCCTGTGCCGGTAGAGCCCGGCCAGATGGTCTGGGACATGAGTGGCCCGACCGACGTCGACCGCATGCTGGGCGTAGCCCACGAGTTCCGCATGCCACTGCACCTGATCAAGCAGCGTCAGGCTGACGGCGTGTTCCGCAAGGACGCTATCGTCGGCCCGAGCTCCGACGAGAAGAGCACGCAGGACCGCGGCGAGCTCGACAATCCGATGAATCAGGAGGACGCGGCCTTCATCACGGAGTGGCACGGGCTTGTCCCGAAGCGCGCTCTGGCGAAGTTCCGCTCCGGCGGCGACGAGCTGGCGCTAGAGATCATCGGCCAGTCCGATCAGGACGAGATGGTCGAAGCTGTCGTCACGATCGCCAACGAAGGTCAGCTGCTGCGCGCCATGCCGAACCCCTCGGTCATGGACGACAGGGCCATGATCTCCGAGCAGTTCGACACGGTGCCCAACCGTTTCATGGGCCGCGGTGTCGTCGAGAAAGCCTACAATTCGCAGAAGGGTCTGGACATGGAGCACCGCGCTCGCGCGGATGCCCTGGCCTGGATCAACAACCCGATGCTCGCGGCCGACTTGAATCGGCTGCCGCCCAAGCAGGACTTGAACGTCTGGCCGGGCAAGGTCTTCGGCACTCGCGGCGACCCCCGCGAGATTCTCACCGAGTTCCGCTTCGGTGATGTGAACGCCTCGACGTTCCAGCAGACTCAAGAGTACGAGCGCATGGTCTCGCAATCGACCGGCGCTATGGACCCGGCGAGTCTGCGGGGCGGCGTTCGGGATGAGTCTGCGATGGGCAGCGGCATTGCAGCTTCTGGAATGATCAAGCGCTCCAAGCGCACGATGTTCCATGTCGAAGAGTTCTTGACGCGACTGCTGCGCCGAATTTTGTGGCGGAAGATGCAGTTCGACCCGGATCGCTATCCGCAGGACTACGACTTCCGCGTGAAGGGCACCATCGGCATCATCGCCCGCGAAGTCGAGCTGGCTCAGATGACGCAGATGCTGCAGTTCCTGCCGGAGGGCAGCGGCCCGCAGCTGCTGATCGTCAAGAGCATCTTCGAGAACAGCTCGAGCGCCCACAAGGGCGAGATGGTCGCTGCGATCGACGCGATGCTCAAGCCGGACCCGGCCGCGCAGAAGAAGCAGCAGCTGCAAGAGCAGCTCATCATGGCCGAGGCGCAAGCCAAGGTCAGCAAGCTGCAGGCCGAGACAGCGAAGATCATGGCCGATGCCGGCGTAGCCGGCGCCGACAAGATGCTCAAGCAAGTGCAAGCGCAGATCGAGATTGACTCCGCGAAGCTCGAGCGCATCCGCATGATGATCGACCAGCAAGAGGTCGGCGTGCAGATTCGCCAGACGCAGCAGCAGGACCGCAAACTCGATCTGGAAGAGGCGAAGCTGAGAATAGCGGCCAGGAAGCCGGCCGCGTAGGAGGGAGTGTGCTGACGGACGAGGAGGGGAGCTACTTCAGGGACATGGAATCCCTGTTCAGCCATCCAGGCTGGGTACGGCTCATTCAGGAGCTGAACACGTCGATCGACGGCATGGATGCCGACGCTTTCTGGACTGTGCGCAGCTTTGACCAGCTCATGGTCCTGCGCGCCAAGCTCGAGGAGCGCAAGCGCCTGCGGGACTACCCGCAGATCATCGAGCGGCTCAAAGAAGACACGATCGCACACCGCGTGAACATGCTGCGCGAGATGGGCGACGCGGAAGGGTCGCTGCAATGAGCGGCGACACGAATGACTTCGTGTGCCCAAATTGCACTGGCGTAAAAGATCCGAGATCCGAAGTGTGTCGTGACTGCAGGTGGAAAGTGCACTCTCATCCAAGCCTGGCGGAGCGCGCGGAAGCGCAAGCTCGAGGGGATGTTAGGTACACGTCATCGACGCCGTGCCTGAGAGGGCACTTTGCGGAGCGGTACACGAGCAGCGGGCACTGCATACAGTGCTTGCGGGTTCAGGATGGGAAGCCTGAGCCAACCAGAGACATACCGGAGTTCTGCGAATGCTGCGGCCGCCTGCCTAACGGCAACGGCGCCCTGCATCTGGACCACTGCCACACTACCGGCGCATTCCGAGGCTGGCTGTGCGCCAGCTGCAACATGGGGCTTGGGGCTATCGGCGATTCGTTAGATGCAGTCCTTCGGGCTGCTTCGTATTTGCGGAGGGCGGAAGATGTCGGGAGATAAGCTCCTGCTGTATGACTGGCTGTGCGAGTGCTGCAACAAAACCCACGAGGCGTTGGAGTACTCGAGCAAGAAGATCAGAACGTGCCCGAACTGTCAGGCACCGGATGCGAAGCGACAACTGTCAACGCCGCGCTTCGATATCCGTATGGGCTGCGATCCGACGGGAAACCCGACGATGGCTGCCAAATGGGCGAGACAACACGAACAGGCAAAGAGAATCGAAGAGAAACGCGCAAGGGACAACGGCCCTGACGCTGACGGCTCCGCTGGAGCCGACATCCGAAGATAAGCCGCTGTTGCGTTTCTCTATGACTTTGACTGCTGGATAACTGGCGTGCGCGCCGGCCCAGATTACACATGAAAGGAGCTATCATGTCCCAACCAGGCACTATCGTTGTCGAGCCCAGCAAACCGGAAGACACTGCCCCGCAGGGCGCTGTCAAGGACACAAGCGCCCAAGCGCCGTCCGATCCGCTGTCAGCTCTGACTGTCCCCGCCGACCTAGAGAGCGTGGATGCCAAGTACCGCGGCAAGTCCGTCAAGGACGTTATCGAGATGCACCAGCACGCTGAAAGAGCGCTGGGGGATCAAGGCCGCGAAGTAGGCATCTGGCGCAATCTGGTCTCGGAGCTGTCAACTGCAGCCGCCGCCAAGCCGGCAATCTCCGCAACGACGCCGAAAGAGGAGCCGCTGAACATCACGGCAGACTCTCTTCTCCAGGATCCCGTAGGCGCGATGACAAAGATCGCGGAACGGGCAATCGCAAAGTCTGTGGCCCCCCTGAAGCACAATCAGGAGATGAACGCACGAGAGCTGGAAATGGCCGGCATCGCGCGCGAGTTTCCGAAGATTCAGGAGTGGGGCAACGATCCGGCCTTCCAGAAGTGGGCATGGGGCTCACCGGGACGAGCTGCGGACGCGAAAGCGTCCAAAGAGGGCGACACGCAAGCAATGCGCCGCCTGCTCGAGAACTGGTCCGATCGTGTCTCCCTGACGGCCGCCCCGGCGGCAGCGCCCGAAACAACCACTGTCGATGCCGGCAAGCCGCAAGGCGTAGCCGGAGCTCGTGCAGCCACGACTGAACGTGGCAGCGCAGGTGGCGGCGGTGGTGGCGTGAAGAAGTATCGCACGACCGATCTGGTCAACATGATCAACACCAACCCGGATCAGTGGCGCAGCGAGAGCTTCCAGGCGGAGATAAAGCAGGCGATGAAAGAGGGTCGAGTGATCGACTGAGCGGCAAACAAGAAAGCCGTTTTCATCTGTAATCTAGGACAACAACAATGACCGCACTAGCCTTTACCAACACGGTCGATGTGACCGATGCCGCTACCTTCATCCCGCAAGTCTGGAGCCTCGAGACGCTCGCAGCCTACAAGGCGAACCTTGTCATGGCCGCGCTCGTCACGCAGCTCAACCACAAGGGCAAAAAGGGATCGGTAATCAACATCCCCGTGCCGACCCGCGGTGACGCGAGTTCGAAGTCGGCCAACACGGCCGTGACGCTGATCACGAACACCGAGAGCGAAGTCGAAGTCACGATCAACCAGCACTGGGAATACAGCCGCCTCATCGAGGACATCGTCGAGGTGCAGGCTCTCCCGTCGCTGCGTCGGTTCTACACCGACGACGCTGGCTACGCGCTCGCGAAGCGCGTCGACACGACGCTGCACGCCTTGGCGGCCACCTGGGGTGGCGCGACTGCCTACGAGGGCACGTCGGGCAACACCACGGGCGCCGTCATCGGTAGCGATGGCAGCACGCTGTGGTCCGATGCGAACACCGGCAACGGTGCCTCGATCTCGGACGCCGGCCTCCGCCGCGTTGTGCAAGAGCTCGACGACACGGATACGCCGTCGCGTAACCGCTACCTCGTCATCCCGCCTGTCGAGAAGCGCAAGCTGCTCGGCGAAGCCCGCTTCACGGAGCAGGCTTTCGTGGGCGAGATGGGCAAGAGCAACAGCATCCGCAACGGTTACGTCGGGGACCTGTACGGCGTCGAGATCTACGTCTCGACCAACTGTGCGACTCTGACGGCGTCGAACGACTTGACGACCTACCGCGCGGCGCTGCTCTTCCAGAAGGAAGCCTTGGTTCTCGCGGAGCAGCTCGCTCCCCGCGTCCAACAGCAGTACAAGCTCGAAGCGCTCGGCACGCTCATCACGGCTGACACCATCTTCGGTGCCAAGACTGTGCGGGGCCACACGGAAGCGCAAGACGGTCGCGGCTGCAAAGCCATCATCGTCCCGTCCTGATCTGCTGATCTGACATAGCCGCCAGTAAGAGCGGCACCCTCGCGGGGGTGCTTCTGCGACTCCGGGTGAAAGCCCGGCCAGAGGGCACCCCCGCTTTTCTAATCGGCTCCGTGGTGCCTGCCATTCGTCACCTAAAGACATAGGGCCGGCAGGTAATGAAAGCACGCGAACCAGCCACGGAGGCGATCAGAAAGGCATGTCTAACCAAAAGCGCTTCGCGCTCCTCAAGCAGCACGATTTCGGCACGTCGGCTTTTGACGAGGCGGCGCAAGACGCGGTGGGCG